ATGATATATGGTTCAAACCGAATCCGGAACACGAAGGACAGACAATCATGTTACGTTGGACGGGTGAAGTTTGGGAAGAAGTCATCCGGTCAAATAGCGACCAAGAAATCATTGACGAAATCAGCAAGCGTTTTGAAAATCTCAATCTTTCGGGAGTTGACGAAGCCAAAGCAAAAGCAGAAGAGGCTTTGAAAAAGGCTAATGCAAGCGCTAATCTAGCAGATGAAGCGAAATATCTTATTGGTAACTATGAAACCGCACTAGCTTCTGTTTCAAGTAAGGTCAACAATCAAGAATATAAATTAAAAGACGCTGTTACTGACTTAAAACGTTATTCTCATGAAGAAACAGAAAGTCAGATTACTTCTATCCGTGAAACAATATCAAGAGATTATGTCGCTAAAAGTACTTTTACAGAAACCGTTGAAAGTACGAACCAACATTTTGAAGCATTTACAAGAGATAACGAAATCAAACTAGCTGATTACAAGCAAGGTATTGACGGGCGATTCGCTAATATCGCTAGTCAAATGGCGGGCAAGGTTAATGACGTTGACTTTCAGCGTGTGAGAGAAACAGCTCAACTCTACGAGCGAATTTTAGGGAATACTGACAACGGTATCGCTGATAATGTCGCCCGTATGGCTATGACAAGTCAACTATTTCAAGTTGAAGTTGCTAAAAATGTCGGAGATAGTCGAAATTTCGTCAGAAATGCAGATTTTCGAGAGGGTTCAAAGAATTGGACAGAAACGAACGTAACTGGATTGAATTTCAACTATGAACATTCAATGAAAAATAAAGGTAAATCAGGCGTACATATCTATGGTTCGGCTGGTAATAGAGAATTTTACGGGTTAGAACAAGCAATCAAAATTAACGCGTCAAAAGATGACAAGATAAATCTTTCATTCTTGTTATCAAAAGACGGAGGTAGTGATTTAAGTAGCTTATGGATTGTCTTACACTTCAGAAAAAATAATGTTACTTTGAAACAGTCTTGGAAAACTATTAAGAATGCAGAGATAAGTTACAGTTATGTGAAACAAAATCTAAGCTATACTTTACCAGTAGATGTCGATGAAATAACCTTGTTCTTTTATGGCGAGAAAGGAAAGACAATCAACCTTTACATTTCAGAGGTCAAGCTAGAAACTGGAAGTCAAGCGACATCCTTCACGCTTGCACCCGAAGATACAGAGGAAGCCGTCAAGACAGTTCAAATACAACTAAATAATTCATGGGCAGTACGAAGTTTAAATAGCGCTGGCGACGTGTTAGGCGCTATCAACCTAAACCCCGACGGCTCGGTTAAAATCAACGAGGGATTGATTTCTGTCGGAGAAAAAACCTACATTAAAGACGGCGTGATTAAAAAATCAATGATTGGGAACGCTCAAATCGGCACGGCTCACATTGGCGAAATTGACGCAAGTCAAGCTAGACTTATCAACGTATCAGCGAAGAACATTGTCGCAGAGGGATTGACGGCGAATATCATCAAAGGCGGTAAGTTAACATCGCTGAACGGAGTTACTGATTTTGACTTGCAAACTGGCTGGATTGAGATGAATAAGGAAGCCGTAGGCATCCGTAATCGTTTTGACGGCAAACCTACGCAATTCTTAATTTTCGGACAAGGGGCAATTAACGGTGTTCCTAGCGCATACACTCAATTAATGAGTAACCGAAACGGCGTTACAGGTATCGAACATACATCAGCTGGTATTCAAATTTGGAACGGGCGTTTAGGAAACAATGTCCAAACCGCTATAACATTTTATGGTAAACTTATGGACTTCATACCTAATTCTCAAGGCGGTGGGGTTACGCTTAATACTGAAACAAGAGTTTTATCGGGGATGAATGACGTTACTATAAAAGGGGTTAGTCTTTCTGATATTTTAGATAACATTTATGACAATTTCCGGAACCTAGATCATGATGGAAATTACAGTAGAGGATATTACCCTCGATGGAGATAATGAAAGGTAAACAATGAACCAAGCTGACAAAGTTATTAACGACCTAGCAATTCAATTCGCAAATAAGACGATTGAATGCGCAAATTACAAGGCGCTTTACGAAGAAGTGCAAGCACAACTTCAACAATTACAAGCAGAAATGCAAAAAGAAACAGAAAAAGAGGAACAATAATATATGACTTATAAAGTAGTAAACAAATATTTACAAGAAAACAACCGTACTTTCGTTGCTATCCGACAAGAAGCACCATATACGGCATTTGACCGTGTTTTGATTGGTGACCGTGTGAACGAAACAGACGAAGTTCTTATCCAAGCGGTACTCGGTCAAATCGCTACTGAATTAAATCCAGCGGACGGGGTGAAGAAGCTACAAGAAGACTTGCACACACAAGCGCAAGACTATGAAGCAAAACTCGAACAGAAAGACGCTAAAATTGCGGAAGTGAAAGCCGTCGCAGATTGGGCAGTATTGGCACGGGTTACTGATACGGATAACCCGCTTGATCCAACCGTCTTTAAACGTGGCCTTGAACTTGTCGAACTCGGACAAACTGGCAAGACTTACCAATCGCAAGAGATTTTCACACTTGAAAATCCGAATCATGTCGAAAAATTCCAAGAAGGGAAACGCGTCATGATTCAAGTCAATGAGCCGTTCACATATCAAGGGCAAACGCTTGAACAACTTGCAGACCTTGAGCAAAACGGCAAGCTGGGCGTTTGGAAGTGGACTGAACCAAAAACAGAGAAACCATCTAGCGAGTTAGACACTCAACCCGTTCAATAGACCACTATTTCAGAAAAGGGGTGGTTTAATTGGAATTTTTAGCTTTACTTGATAAACTAACGCCCGTTTTGATTGTGATTATTCCAAGTTATTTCTCATTCAAAAGTACGCAGAATACAAAAGAAACTGAAAAACAAATCAACGTTCTATCAGATAAAATCGGGGAACTTGAAAAATCAGTTCACGCAGTCGAGGAAATTGGGAAAGATAACAATAAAAATCTTTCGCTTATCGGAAAAGGATTGCAGCGGTTACAACGCTTTCGATTGCAAGAAAACTTGAAAAAATCAATACGACGTGGGCAGACAAGTCAGCATGAAATCGAAGAACTTTCACGACTTTATGAAAGCTACGTCGAATTAGGCGGAAACGGTGCTATCAAAATACTGTTTGAGAAATTTCTCGAACTAGAAATCAAAGAGGAAAATGATGATGAATAAAATTAACTGGTCAGTACGACTTAAAAATAAAAACTTTTGGCTTGCTTTAGTGCCGGCTTTAGCACTACTTGCGCAAGCATTTGCAAATATCTTCAATTTTTCACTAGAGTTTGGCGATACAGTTGATAAAATTCTAGTGTTTATCAATGTTTTGTTTGCGTTTCTTGTATTGGTTGGCGTTGTCAATGATCCGACAACCGCCGGACTTTCAGATAGTGAAAGAGCGTTGACTTATACAGAACCACACGAAGAATAAGAAAAGGCCTTTTTATAAGGCCTTTTTATTTTGTATGAAAGGGGGCAACCTTTGAAGAAAATTATTAAACGACAAACTGGCGTTTGTGTCAACGTCCGAGATAATTCAGATAGAGTAAAAGAAGAATTTTACTCGCACGACAAAAACAATGCATTCATCGAGTTACGACTAAACAACGTAAACGCTGAAAAAGTTATCGTTTTATTCAAATTCAAAACAACTAATCGGCTTTTGGAAGTTGCGGGAACAGTCGAAAACAACCTTGTTTCTATTCCGTTTGATACTAGCTTAATTACTACCGATGAAATCGTTGACGGGTTTGTTTATGCTGAAAAAGTCGTACAAGCAGCGGACATCTTGAAATTCTCGTTTGGGGTTCGTGTATCTGAAATTGATAAACACAGCGAATTGCCCGTTATTGAGAAAGAAACTAAAAGAATTGTCGCTGTAACAAATATTGTAACAAAAGCTGAACTAGAAGAAGCAATCAAAAATATTCATGTCGAGGGTGCAACGTTTGACGATTCAGAAATCATTAGACGTTTACAAGCACTTGAAACGAAACCGGAAATCGACACAAGCGGGTTTGCTACAAAGCAAGAACTAGCAAGCAAAGTTGAACGTACCGAAATAAGCCATATTTCAGCCGATATTGAAGCGTTAAAGACGAAGACGGATAAAGATACCGTGTACGACGATAGCGCCCTTAGAGAGCGTGTGACGGCGTTAGAAAACAAGACAGATAATGATACTGTATATAACGATACAGAAATCAAGCAACGCTTGGAAGTTTTGGAACACAAACCAAGCGTGAATACTAGCGAATTAGTTACCAAGGAAGAATTGGATTCTAAAGGCTACTTAACCGAGCATCAATCATTGTCTAACTATGCAACAAAGCAAGAAATACCTCAACCATACAATGATGCAGAATTAAAAGAGCGGGTAAACCGATTAGAAAACAAGCCGGCTATTGATACCTCAAATTTTGTAACAAATGATGTTCTAACTGGTAAAGGGTATCTTACTGAACATCAAAGCCTAGAGGGATATGCTAAAAAATCAGAAATTCCACAACCTTATAACGACACCGATGTCAAACAAAGACTTTCAGTTGTCGAGCAAAAAGGGGAAAGTTACGCAACTAAAGAACAAATTGCATCTATTCCTAAAACCCCGCAAAAATTGACCTTATCCGGAAACACGCTCATTCTGTCTGACGGTGGGGGTAGTGTAACGCTACCAAGTCAACCGGCATCAAACACACCCGCTGGACAAGTCAATCAGTACGAAATTCACGGAACTGGTATGCCAAACGGCAAGGTTACAGCTCCAGTCGGAACTACTTACGTCGATACGGCAGTTACAAACGGCGCTTTGAAGTGGATAAAACGAAAAGGAAACGACAATCAAGGCTGGGAAGTCTTGACTGGCGATACAGGTTGGCGAACGCTGAACATCGTTTCAAAACTAGGCGCATCTTATCTTAAAGTACGTAGAAAGAATGATACCGTCATGTATCAATTCGGCGGGTTGTCGTGGGGTTGGTTTGGTATCGTAAGGCGTGGTGGCGCTGGGTACTCTATCCAGCCATCTGACCGTGAGCGTAATTGCTTTATTTTAGGTTTAGGCGGAGTTCCTGTTGGTTTCCGTTCAGAGTTTAGCTTGATTGGTGGGATTTACAACGACAAGGGCACTCCATACGGAACATGGTACTTGGGAGGTGCTGGAGATAGCAATATGCTGAGATTTCAGTTTACAGATCCAGTCCCTACCGATAGGGACATCGGAGATATTCGTGTAAGTTCTATTTCTTACCTAACAAGCGAGCCATGGCCTACAACACTACCTTAAAATGAAAGGAAAAATATAAATGACAATTAATATTGAAAATGCTATTGCATGGATGCGAGCAAGACAAGGACAAGTGTCTTATAGTATGGAAGACCGCGACGGTCCAGATTCTTACGATTGCTCAAGTTCAGTCTATTATGCGTTAAGAAGCGCTGGAGCTTCATCTGCTGGGTGGGCGGTCAATACAGAATACGAGCACGATTGGCTTGTAAAGAATGGTTATGAACTAATCACAGAAAACAGTCCGTGGGATGCTCAACGTGGCGATATCTTCATCTGGGGGAAACGTGGAGCAAGTGCTGGAGCGTTCGGACATACTGGAATGTTTATTGATGAAAACAATATCATTCATTGCAATTATGCGTATAATGGTATTTCGGTCAACGATCATGACGAGCGCTGGTACTACGCAGGACAACCATACTACTATATCTATCGTTTAACAAATCCGAATGCACAACTGGAAGAAGTGAAAAAGGGGTGGCAAAAAAACGATAAAGGCTACTGGTACGTTCGCCCTAACGGAACATATCCAACAGCGAAATTTGAATACATCGAAGAAAATAAATCATGGTTCTATTTCGATGAATCCGGATATATGTATTCAGAGAAATGGCTCAAACACACAGACGGGAAGTGGTATTGGTTCGATAAGGACGGATACATGGCTACATCTTGGAAAAAAATCAATGGAAAATGGTACTATTTCAACCGAGATGGCGCTATGCAGAATGGCTGGGTTAAGTGGTATGATAAGTGGTACTATCTTGATGCAACAAATGGCGATATGAAGTCAAATTGCTTTGTTCAATACAACAATGGCTGGTACTTGCTACTCCCTGACGGGCGCATGGCTGATAAGCCTGAGTTCACAGTAGAGCCTGACGGACTCATCACAACTAAATAAAATAGAAAGAATCAAAAAATTTAATTACACCTAGACCGCTGGCAATCGCTGGCGGTTTTTTTATTTGCTTAAAATGTATTTTAGTCTAACTAATCATTATCAATTTGACTAAAATACAAAAACAACGCTAAACCCTTAAAAGTCTAGCGTTATCATCATTTCTTCTTTCGTGACAACAATTTCATTTATGACTGATTTTACAATTTTTGAAGCATCTTCATAACTTAATTTTTCGGGTTTAAAATCTTTTAAAAGTCTAGCAAGTTTACGTTGTCGCAAGTTGATTGTATTCTTTTTCTTGCTTTCTAGTTGTTCTTTTAAAAACGCTTTTTCAGTTTTTAGTTTTTCGTTTTTAGCATTGAGTTCTTTTCGTGTTATGATCTCGTCTAAGTATAATTCAGTCAGCTTATCAAGTCTGTTATTCAGTCTTTTCAGTTGTTCTTTTATTTCTTCGACTTTCATTGTTTCATCATTTTTTGCAAGTGTTTCTTTTCGATATTGTGGTTCTAACTTAATTCTTGATAACTGCT